TCCTGGCCAATGAAAAACAAATTCGGTGGAAGGTATATTATCAGCAGTACATTCAACAATGCGGGAAAAATATCCTCATATTGCTTCTTATAGAGATGAGTTTAATCATGCTCACATATATTCAAAAGCCAAAACTAGTGAGTATTTCACTGGCTATAAACATCAATGGGTGCTAATGATAGACGAGTTGTTTGCGTCATCTGATGCTACACTCAGAGCTGAAGAAAGTATGTTGCTAACAAGTTTAGTAAATGATGGAACGTGTCCACTTGATCAAGCAGCTATTGATGATAAAGGAAATAGTTACATGAGCAGTGAGATTGTTGTAACTACAACTAACATCTCGGATTTAAACAATGTCCATTTGACATGTAAGGAAGCAGTGGTAAGACGCTTGTCTTTTCCATTACGCTGCGTGAGAGATGGAACATTGGATTTGACTTGCGATAATCTAGATGAATGTTGGAAATATTTTATTATGGACACAGTCGGAAATGTACCTACTAGCCCGTATCATAAATTATTGTCTTTAGCTCGAGTTCGAACGTTTGAAGAAACTGAGGATTTGAATGCCCCTTTGTTTTGTAGATTTTATGATGTTGTTGATGCATTGGTTGATTATTTAGTATCCATGCACGAAGAACCGTCATTAGGCTCAAAATTAATGAACCAAAAATGGAAAAATGGAAGATTAGTAGTTTCAAAGAAAGAGACTTTGGAAGAGTTTTTAGCATCTGATATAACACCAAGTGTCAATAGTAGAGAACAGTCCATTTCATCAGAGTCAGAGGAAGAGATAATGACAGATCCAATGCGAGTTGAATATGATGAGCAAGGGATTTTTGACACAGCCCATTTTATTTACAAGGTTGTTAAGGAATTGGTTAGTGGGGAACGACCCACGATATATAGAATGACAGAATTATTAAAATTGTATACGGGTTTAGGTGCGGATGTAACAGCTAGTGTTGCCGGGAAGTATTTTAATTTACTTAGTTTGGATGATCAAGAACATTTAATTAAACGTCTAAATGAGTACTATGATAAAACTACCAATGGTGATGATTTGATTCTGACCTATTTTGAAACTAGAGATTTGCCCAGCGTTTTAATACACTTAATTTTTATCTTCGAGTGCGGGACACCATGTACTATTGAGCCTTATTTGAAGGAAATAGTGAGTGAGTTGAACGAATCATATGATATTCATCCATCATTTTTTGTTGATGAAATTCATAGATGGTTCGAACAAGTGGACGGATTAACAGACCCTTTTGATGCTCCGTTTATGAAACACATTATAAAGCGCGTTTTAAAAATTTATGACCACGATGTGAAATATATGAGTGACTTAATGAACCGAATAAATTTGGAACCTGAGTTGTTAGGAATGTGTCAAGAATGGTACCTGTATACTATGAAATCAGAGAAAGTTATGGATATTTTGAGAAATAGAGATTTTAATGATGTAGCAGGTTATGACACAGTCGGGATTTATCCGATCGACTTCCAAGCAGGGGGTTTGTACAATCAAAACCTCATGTGTCGATTGTTTAAAGCTGACTTTTTAGCAAATTGCGGATCATGGATAGCAGGATTTTTATTAGAAAATAGAGGTATGATAAGACGACTGAAACCTGCATTGAAGCCTTTTTTGACACCAATTTTTCCTATGGTAATTAATATGAGAGCAGATGAATGTTTGTGCCGTTGGCATGAAGATAAAACTTTTATGCGTAGGTTGTTCGGTTATGAGATTCGGTTTGCACTGAAGAAAATTG